CCTCGATACGGCGGCAGGCAATGTCGAAATATCTCTCGTCAAGTTCTATGCCGGTAAACTTTCGGCCCATCTTCGCGCAAGCGACGCCCGTGGTGCCGGATCCCATGAATGGGTCAAGGATGGATTCGCCGGGGTTTGTCCATGTTACAGCGTGATCATGCGCCATGGCGTAAGGCATTGGCGCGGGGTGGCCGTTGTCTGGCTGATTGTTTGTAAGACGCCACCAATTAAAGCGCATTCCTGACTTCTGAATAATTTTACCATAGCCGGATATGCGCGTTTTTGATCCATCGGCCTGCCTATCTGTCCCGTGCATGGCTAGGCCCGCATATTTGTTAACCCTGTCCTTGATCGGGTTGAATGTTTTTGGCTGTCCCTTTGAAAAAACGAACATATATTCATGCCCGGAAAAGTAACGGACAGAATCAGGAAAATTTACATTGTTCTTTATATATATCATCGTGTCATGAAGGTTTAGGCCGCACTGCATGGCGTGGAGCGCCTGCTTAAACGATGTCCCGGTTTCGCTGCCGTTCACCGTCGCGTCGGCCACGTTCCACATGCAGACGCCGCCAGGCTTAAGCATCCGCGCTATCTCGCCAATGACTGCGAACGTATCGACAGGCGGCGAATCGTTATACGTTCTCAGGTTGTCATATGGTGGTGACGTCACGACTGCATCAAACCGCCCAAGCGTCGGCATAATCTCCAGGCAATCGCCTAGATAGAGCGTGGCGTCGCCAATGCGTTCAATCCTACCCATAGTGCATGTCTCGCTTCCTGGCTATCTCGCGACCCTCCGGCGTGTCTTCCTCCCATGGCTTCCGCCGCAGCGCCTCGACATTAGGCCGCTTTGACTTGGGCTTGGGCTTGGGGGCTGGCATCTTTCGCGGAGGCTTCGACGCGCCAACCGTCTCCTTGATTGCGGACACCATAGCGTCAATGCCGTCAGCAAATTTTGCCTCGCGCTTGGCCAGCATAGCCTTGGCCTTTTCAAATATGGCCTCGGCGTCGGCTTTCAGCTTGCCGTCCTTTTGCATCTTTCGGATCGCATGTGACGCTGACGTGTGATCATAAAGACCGGCGAATAGGGCGCACTGTTCCAGGGTCACGCCGGACAGTCTGGCGGCGCACATGAGTGCCTGACGCGCATGAGCGACTGGGGTGTGTTTGGTGCCGGAGATGAAATCATCGCGTCCAGTGACCTCCTCCGTCGCTTGGATCAGTGCTTTGTGCAGAGGCGTCCCAAATCGGGTTGCTCTGATGCGCGCCATCTGGCTAGAAAATCGGTTGCGTTCTTTCATGGTTTTGAACCTTTCATCGCTGCAATTTCGGCATCTTTCGCCTCGCTCTCCGCCCGGTGTGCGACCACGCTGGCGCTATGGATTTGCGGGATAATGAGCGATGCGATGGCCCAAGGAAGAACTGTCGATGCGTCTTGCAGGATCGTCGCTCCATTGATGCCATTAGTTTCAGCGTTTCGGATCGTTATTTTGACATGACCTGGGCGATCATCGAGTGGATCAACTTCCACATTCATTGGACGAACTCATCAATCATCGGAAAGATTGGTCGAATGGCCAGAGCAGCCGTGCGGGCCAGATCGCGGTGTTCCTTTTGGGTCGATGGATCGGTGCGGAGTTCGATGTAATGTATCCAGGACCGCACTGAGCCGGACATATAGAGCCGGGTGAACGTCAAGCCTTCTGGCAAGATGGCCCTCGCGACCTCCTTGGCTAACCCCTTCTTCAGGGCTGCATCGTAAGCGTCAAATGTGGATGCCATCAGGCTGTCCTGCACGTCACGCCACCATCCAATGAGACCTTCATCGTCGGTCTCAAGGCTGTTCTGGCGATTAACGTGGTCCTGAAGTCGTGCTTCGCGGCGTTCACCGTTGGTTTCGGTGGCAGAGTACCGCTGGGAAAATTCCTGAAACCGGAAGCTAGAATGCCGAAGCGCCTGTCTGGCCACATCTCTCGTCGTGTCCATCTGGAGCGTGATGTGAGCCATCTCGAAGGGACTCCAGTGTTTATGCCGAATCAGATAGTTAATGAGGCCTTGGTCATTCAATGCCGAAATCTGGCTGGTCGGATTGGACACGCGCGCAAAGTATGCGATGTCATTGACCAGGCTCGATCCTGCCGGTGCGGCGTGGCGTCGGCTATAACTTTCGAGGCTTACTGATTGCATGTTTCTTTCTCCCTTTCTAAAATTGCGTGGCCGATCATTTCCGGGATTTTCGGGACGACGGCGTTTCCGAGGGCTTTAAGGCGGTCCACTCGCTTGGCAACCCCATGAGCCACTCGACCCACGTTGGGTTCAGGTGGCCACCAACCGTCACGCCCAAAGTGTCTCCCCCACTCCGACCTCGCTGGCTGTTTGTCTTGGACGACGGTCCATCCTTGTAGTCCCTGGCTGTTGGGGTCGGAAACATTGATTGAGCGACCTCGCGCTCCAAGTTTGGGAATGGCGCAGTGAGCGTGTTTTCCGTGAAGTTCGCCGCCATCGCGCTGCAAGACCTCGGCGTCGGCCACATCTGGACCTTCAAAGACAGCGGCATGCCGCCCTGCGCATATTTCTTCGTCCGCATCCCTGTGTCTGTTGTCGGCGTGGGCCACAATCCAAACCCGATCTCGCCGGTGAGGAGCGCCAACGTAGGAAGCTGGAATGCAGTGCCATTCCGCATCATACCCGATCTCGGCCAAGTCTCCGAGAACTCGGCCAAACCATCCGCCTCGCCGTTCGCTTGGGCCACTAAGCAACGCTGAGACGTTCTCCACGATGACGTAGCGCGGTCGTATTTCGCCAACCAGACGGGCGATTTCAGACCATAGTCCGCTGCGTGTGTCGTCGGATATGCCTGCTTGCTTTCCTGCCTTACTGATGTCCTGGCAGGGGAATCCGCCGGTGATGACATCAACTGCAATTCCGTCTGTTCCCAGCCGAGCGCCGGTGAGGGTTCGCACGTCGTCATATTGTTTTACTCCTGGCCAGTGCTTTGCTAATACAGCGCGAGGATATGGTTCAATTTCGCAGAAAGCGACAGTCTTAAACCCGCCGGTGCGCTCTAAGCCAAGCGCGAAGCCGCCTATTCCAGCGAAAAGATCAAGCGTCTGGAGCATTCGGCCTCTCCCTAATTTCCTCGATCAAGATCATCTGGCAGACGCTTTTGACGTTACACCCAGCCTCGACCGCGATGGCCAGCACTTCATCATAAACATCATCCGGCAGACGGATATGAAGGTGCCGCCCGTTTTTGTTGGTTCTATCAATCAGCACCCGGATGACGGCTGGCGTCGTTCCCAGTTTGGCCGCGATGTCCTCTGCCGATATTCCCTCGTCAGCCATCGCTGATGCTTTGGATGTGATGCTCATGTTCTCTCCATTATTAAGTATCTTGTTTCAAGAGTGGCCTTCTGGTCCCAGATGCACCAGATGAAATCCATCGTCGGAGACCCTGCGTTCGGTTTGAATTGCGGTCGCCAGTTGAGTGCATAAATTTTCGCCGGGGGGTGATCCGCGAACAGCTTGGTTCTTCGCTTGGCGTGCCAGAATGCGCTTTTTAGGAATAGCGCAATATATTCCACTCCGAGATCGTGAGCCTTCACAATGAAGTCGGCTGCCAAATTGAACGGCGGATTGGTTATGATGGCGTTGGCTCGCCTTTCTTTCTCAGCCAGAAAGTCGATGCCAGATGTTGCATAGTCATAATTGTGCAGATCAGTCGCCACCGTTCTGATGCCTCTCTTCTCCAGAACTCTGCAAATTGCGCCATCCCCTGCTGCTGGCTCCCATATGCGGTCAAACGATCCAAGCCTATCTGATTCGTATTTGACCAGGGCAGAAGTGCATTCCGCCGGGGTTGGATAGAAGTCGGCGGTATTGCGACCGTGAGCCGGGTTGCCGCCAATAATTGACGCTGACGAAACTCCGATCATCGGCTGTCCTCCGAATAGAAAATGTGGTTCCCGATCTGATCAATGCGGCGCATCCGCTTTGCCCATCCTGGGGAGACGTAGGAGGCGTGGTAGTGGGTCGCGCCTGCATTCTCCCATGGATTTGACCAGGCCTCTCTGACGGCCTTCTGAGCGGTCTCCCAGGCCGCTTTATCGGTGATTGTCTCAGGTAATCCATCTGAATAGAAACTAAATGCGGCTGGCTGCTTGACAACGGCGCAGGCGTCGTCGGGCCATGCGGAGTGATCGACCCGATTTTCAATCACATGAACCACCTGCCGCTGCCCCTCCTCTGGCTCTGATCGGGCTTCAAAGTAGACGGCCATGGCGATACAAAAGAATGCTGTCTCAATCATCATCGGCATCCACTTCGCCAGACCCAAGGCACTCCGGGCAATCGGTCAGGCTCTCCCGGACGAACCCACCGTGGCTCCAGTCGGCTACGCCGGTCTCAGTGACGACACGGCCTTCGCCGAGACATTCAGGACACTGGCTCATCCCTTCTCTCCCAAAATCAATTCAAGGTTCTCGGCGTCGTCCTTGGCGGCGAACAGGACGAGTTCATGGACACCGCCCTTCCCCTTGATCTTGATGGACCTCCAAGTGGTGCCATTGCGCGTGCGAACATTTTCGATGGTGATGTCGGTGACATCGTGAATGCTGATGTTCATTTTGCTTTCTCCCGAAGCAGGTTTCTAACATCTGTGTTGGTATAGATTAACTGTTATGCTGTCCATATAAAAATCGATGTGCCGTCAAAATAATTTCAGGGGGGCAGATCAGCAGCCAGCCCAGGGCGGCGGGAGATTCCTACCTGGGCTGGCGCGACCGGAGCGCGGAAAGGATAAAACACGCCCTTGCTTGTCTCTTACCACTTTTCGTGCCGCTCTACAAAGGTTCCTATCTGGTCTATTGCGTCGTCAGCACCCTTGGCAACCATTACTGTGTGCTTGCAGTAGGATTGTAGATACTCAAGCATAGCCTTCTGATCTGGTGACAATGATCCGCCCTGCGACCTCTTCATCTCAATCCAGAGGCTCCAAGCTGGTATATAGAGGTCAGGTATGCCGCGAACGACCCCTTCAGCCTTCAACCGGCTGGCCGTTACGCGAGATCGATACCCACCATTCGGGATGGCGAAAATCAATACGCTAGGATGGCTCGCCCTGAACCACCGTACCAGTTGTACTTGCTCCTGATGTTCCGTCTTCATCTGTCTCGATCACTCCCGTAATTCGACTGCCTGGAAACGCCTTCCTGGCTTCGATGACGATATCATGAAACACATCGCCGTTCGAGGATATCAGTTCGGCTGAACTAAATGTAAAAGCGTCTGGCTCGCCATTGCGAACGTCTTTACCATCGATCTCATAAACCGCCTCATCAGCATGGTTTGAGTCTTTAATGGGCCAAGGCACAAGATCAGGGTGCAGGACGTGGGCTTCACACCCGACTTCTTGATGCTCTGGAGCCACATCGTTCTCATCCCATCGAGCGCAGCCCCATTTCCCATCCGGCGTTGGTGTAGAGCGGGCGCAGGTTCGGCAGTTGATTTGCTTGGTCAGCTTTGATCCATGACAGAAATCATGGGCGGGACACATCTTACACTGATACCAGGAGGCATCGGTCGAGATAGGGTCTGGCATACGCTCGGCAGTTGATAGCCTTTTTCCACGGGATAGCAGAGCTTCAGCAGCTTCAGCATCATACTCAAGACGCTCGGTGTATAGCCGGTCATCGTTTTTGCATACGGCAACATATAACGCTCGCTTGATGCCAAGGCCGTGCATGTACAACTGCATCTGAGCGAAATGGGCTGGCTTTGAGTCCTTCACACCCTTGATTAGCAAATCATTAAACGATTTCAGCGCGTGGGTCTTGTATTCCACAACGTGCTTCTGCATCCCACCGCCGGGAATACCGCTGAGGGCAATGCCATCTGTCGATCCGCCCAAATGTCCGCCGAGATTTACATATTCTTGGTCCGCCCCAGTATTCTGGAACTTAACACCTATCGCCTCCAAATCAGCCTGGATCGTGGCTTCCTCATTGTGTCCACGTCGGAACAACCGCTTGATCCTGCCGGGAAACTTTTCCCTCACGGCCCAGCGAAACGACAACCATATCCAGCGATCACAGTGGTGACCAAGCCCAGAAGCCCCCATGTGAGGGCGCGGGGCCTCTTTGATCTCTGCATGATGCTCATCAATCGCATCGGCAATCGGGTCTTCTCGCTTTGATATCTTTGCCATGTTTGATCCCGTTCATAAAAACAATGCTGGGTCATTGGCCAAATAACAAATCTATTCGACCAACAACCCAGCATTTCATTCTTTCACCTCAATCAGAACGGAATATCGTCGTCCAACCCCTCTGGCGGTTTAGCGGCCCAAGGCGGGGCGGCAGCGGCAGCCTTAACCATGGACGGCTTCATCTTACTCTCTCGATAGCCACGGATTTCGTTGCGGTCTCCGTATTGCTCATCGGATTTCACCGTGACCTTTACTCCCATCGACATACCAATCAACTGGTCGGTGTCGGTCAGTTCGGCAATGTTGGCGATCTCTGTGATCCGGCCAAGCTGCTGATGACCAATCTCGACAGCCTTCGGGTTGGGGTTACTGATATTGATGTTGGTGAAGATCACTCGCCCCTCGTTGGTTGGGCCGGTTACATCAAAACGAATGGCAATATATTGACCGGTGCCTGCCTTCGTGTCTCGAACATCGGCACTGACGATCATTGCGTCGTACCAGCCCTCTGCAATCGGCTCCCATTTCTTCTCTTCGCTCAATGGCTGTTGAGCAATCTCCGCCGTGCGGAATGTTTTCTGTAGTGCAACCATAATCTTACTCCTTTTCGATGCTAAATGAGACGCGAGATGGCGTCGTAGTGATTGATTTTAGGAAGGGCTTGGTCACGCTCTCTGGCGCAGCCTTCCATGCAGAGACGTTAATCTCCGGCTTCCAGCGGAAGAGCTTATCCATGTGGGCTTCTAACCCGTATTCAGCAGCAACATCGCTCGCAGTGTGACGATCAACCTTCCTGCTCATCCGTCCGACCAATTTGATCCTATGGCCGCCGTCAGTTACCGTTGTCTGAGTGCCTTCCAGGGTTTCAGCAACGCCCAACAAACTGGCAAGATGGTCTTCAATAACCCTCCGGCGCTCAACGGCCTTGCGCTCTGCCGCCTTGGCTTCCATCCATGCTTCTGAAGCTGCATCTAAATCCAAGTTCATTTTGCACCTCCAATCTTAGCAATGATCTCACCTATGTCGGGTGCCTCAAAGGCGTCTAGTTTGCCGGATCGATCTTTGGCCTGCCACAGACCATCGGTGTCGCACATGAGCGCGCGTTGAGCATTTCCGTCGGCGTCTTTCTCAACGCGGAGTGCTGCCACGATGTCGAAATAATATGGCAACGCTTGGCCTGTTTTATTTCCTGGCATACTCGGCGCGTATAACATCCGCCCCATTTCATCCTGGGATTTGTCGATCTTTGCAGTGAACAGGACGTGGCGATCAGGAATATCCCGGAACATGCGAATTACCTGAGCCATCGTTGTTGCCATTTCGCCGAATGCTTGGCGAGGGTCTTTGGCCTTCGCCTTCTCGGACTCAAGGCAGACCTCAGCAATCTCAGATATGCTATCCAAGGCGATGGATTTGTAACCCTTTGCATCGTCTGATGTCGTTAACCAGGCATATGCCTCTCGCAAATCATCCATCGACTTGATTGCAAGGAAGGGCAGATTGGCACCAGCAATGCTCAGTAACCCAGCCTCGGCGGATAAGATAATCGGCTTTGGCATGGTTGGAATAAGACACGTTTTTCCTACTCCTGGTCCGCCATATACCAATAGCTTAATCGCGCTTGCACTAGCTTTCCCGGTGTTTTGTAAGTTAATCATTTTAGTCCTTTCGTTTCGCGTTCGGACAATTCCGTTTGCGATTTAGTGTAGACATCTTATTTAAGCAGCCTTATGGTGTAAAGGTCAAAAGCGCATAAGGAGCAAAATAAATGACAACGCAGGATGTTTTAGACTACTTTGAAACGCAGGCCGCTATTGCCAAGGCGCTAGACATCAGCCAATCCGCAGTATCGCAATGGGGTGACCGGCCTCCAATGTTGCGGCAGTATCAAATCCAGATCGTAACACAAGGTGGGCTTCGAGCAGATGTCTGAGATGAAGCGGGAGCAAGTTCTGTCGAAGGCTGAGAAGCTGATCAACGGCCAGCGGGCAAGAGATTACGGTGACGCCTACCAAAATCACGAAAGAATTGCGGACGGTTGGAACGTCATTATGAGAGAAGCGCTGTCCGGTTCTGGAGAACTGACGCCTGCCCACGTCGCGCTTATGATGGACTGGCTAAAGACATGCCGGTTATTGACCACGCTTAATCACGAGGATAGCTGGATTGATAAAGCTGGTTACACGGCCCTGGGTGCCGAGTTCGCATTGAGGACAAGCCGGACTAACGCGCGAAAGGATAAAACAGATGGTTGATGTCACAAACATATTCGGCGGCGCATTCACACTGCCTACGAAGAAACACATCGATCCTCCTCAGTTACAGCTTGCAGACGCCATGCGATCAGCAGGGATTGAGCCGCCAGCAGACATTCGGATCGACGGGCAGCTTCATCGGTTCTCGACGAAGGGGCGCAAAAGAGACGATTCAGGCTGGTATGTTGCCTTCCCAGATGAACCAGTGGCCGGGCGATTTGGTTGTTGGAGAGACCAGATAGATGTCACGTTTCGGGCAGATATAGGTCGCGAGATGACTGCCGCCGAGCATATGTCAATCGTCCGGCGTCAAAGCGAAGCCAAGGCACGGCGAGATGAGGAGAGGCAGCGCAAGGCCGAGGTCGCGGCGGATACGGTGCAAGCCATCTGGAGGGATGCAACGGGCGCATCACCTGACCATCCATACCTCGCTCGCAAAGGTATCAAGGCTCACGGTGTTCGAACGACCGGCGATGGCCGATTGATTGTCCCGCTATTTGATGATGCCGGTGAGTTGTCGAGCCTACAATATATTGGCGAAGACAAACGCTACCACCCAGGCGCTGCGACGAGGGGATGCTCTTGGACGCTAGGCGATCTCGATGGGTCTACTATATTCGTCGCAGAAGGCTTCGCCACGGCTGCAACAATCCACGAGGTGTCAAACAGGCCGGTTGTCATTGCATACAGTGCCAATAACCTGCCAGAGATAGTACGCCAGCTACGCCAAACCCACGGGGTGACGCAGGATATCGTAGTCGTGGCGGATAACGATGCAAGCGGAGTTGGCCGGAACAAGGCTGATGAAGCATCGGCGAAACATGGTTGCCGGATCGTCATGCCGCCTGAACTTGGCGATGCCAATGATTATGCCTTAGCTGGCCACGATCTGATGGGCATTTTGTTCCCACCGCAGGATGACTGGTTAATCCAGGCCGACGACTTCTCAGCTCAGCCATCACCGATCAAATGGTTGGTTAAGCGCTGGATACAGAGAGAAGGTTTAGTCATGATCCATGGTCCATCAGGGTCGGGTAAAACCTTCATGGTCTTAGACATGATGGGGTCAGTGGCATCGCGGGGAGCCGTAGGTCATTGGTTCGGTAACAAGGTCCGCCATGGGTCGGTGGTATATCTGGCTGGCGAAGGCCACCATGGCTTGCGCGGGCGGTTAGCCGCCTGGAAGGCTCATAACAAAGTTGATGCACTCAATATGTATATCTCAGCCCATGGCCTCGACCTCAACGCCCCAGATGGCTACCAGAAGGCTGTGGAGGCCATTAGGGCATTGCCTGAAGTACCAACTGCAATAGTGGTCGATACGCTGCATAGGCACCTTCTTGGCGATGAGAATAGTTCCGTCGATACGAAAGGCATGCTGGACGCTTGCGGTGCCTTGATACAGGAGTTCGGGGCAACAGTAATCCTAGTCCATCACACTGGTGTATCAGCCGAGGCCCAGCATCGAGCGCGCGGATCATCAGCTTGGAAAGGCGCGTTGGATGTCGAAATCTCCGTCATCCCTGGCGATACGATTGAAATCGTTCAGCGCAAATCCAAAGATGCTGAAGCAGCCCCAAATCTATTTGCAGAACTCCAATCTGTTCCGATATCTGGCTGGTATGATGAGGATGGTGAACAGGTGACATCAGCCGTCATGGTCGAGGGGGTTGAGCCTATCAAACCAACCAAAGACAATCCGGTCATTAAACATCAGAGGACATTTGAGATGGCCTGGAAGGACGCTGGCAGCCCTCTCGATGTCGATGGAAATCCATTCCTATCTCGTGATGATCTTATCGGATATCATGTCAACCAAATGGGCATCAGCCAGTCATCTGCCGTCCAATATGTCCGTCCGAGCCGTCAAGGGCGAATTGTTAGCGAATTGCTTACATCAGGCGACATCGGTACAAATGGAGACGGGTGGTCTGTACTGTCTCAGACCTGGAAAACCACGCTATTACTTGGTGTTAGCGCGCAGGCGGTACAAACGGTACAGGGCGGTACAGAACGGATTGTACCGTTTGAGGGCAAAAGCGAGTAAGCGGTACGGTACGGTACACGCTCCTTTAGGAGCGTACCGTTTGTACCGCACGATGCAGGAGGTGTTTTATGAAGATTTCGATCAAGGCGAACGACAAGCAATTTCAGGCTGCGGTGGATCGCATGGTGGAGAAGCAAATACCGTTTGCAACATCTCTTGCGCTGAACCGGACGCTATCGTTCGTCAGAGATGATGATTTGAAGAAGGGATATCAAAGAAAGTTCGCATTTAGGAACAGAGCATTCTTCCAGCAGGTTCACACGATCCGACCGTCTAACGTGGCGCACTGGAAGAAGGCTGGTGTGTTGGTGGCGGCAATTCAGGAAAACAGGCTAAAGGCACCAGAGGGGGCGGCTACGGGGGGCAAGAGGGGGTTTAAGGTTCCGTCCAACACTAGGTTTCCAAAGAATGCTGGCAACAACTCTCTGACAAAGGGAAAGTCGGCTGACACGGAGTTTATGAATAAGCATGTGACCGGCGGTGTCAGGAAGCCGAAAGGAAGAATGAAGACGATCCCATACCGAGGAGCGCCAATAACCCGACTGGCCTCTACTGGCGCGGTGTCAAAGGGGATGCAGCCAAAGACACTGTTGGAGACATTCAATACAGGAGCCAAGAACCCCAAGAACTTTATTATCTACAAGGCAGGAACGCACAAGAAGACCGACTCAAGCTCTGGTGAACCAATGTTCATTGCACGGAGGGTGGGCAAGGGAAAGAACCAACAAATACAGAAGCTATATCACTTTGCGACTGAGATAAAGAATAAGGCAAAATACAATCCAGAACAGATAGTCGTATCTGGGATTAGACGTAGGATGCCATTCCAGTTCAGTAGAGCATTGATTTCAGCAATAAAGACTGCACGGTTTAGTGTGTAGTCTGAGCTTTTCCACTGGATAGGTATGTCTGAGCTTTTCCACTGGAGTGGGTCGGGTGAGCTTTTCCACTGGAGTGGGTCGGGTGAGCTTTTCCACTGGAGTGGGTCGGGTGAGCTTTTCCACTGGAGTGGGTTGGATAAACTTTTTC